TTAGAATTTAATGTGCAGACTCACTTCATAACCTGTATTAATAAAGTTTGTCAGATACTTTGCTGACACTCCGACATCGTAGTAATAGATTCCAGCACCCGCGCCAAGATAACCCCAAGAGTTGTATGATCCAATTAAAAATGGCGTAAATACTCGTTTCTTTTCGACGGTAGTCACTTTTTGCATCGGAGTAAAGTCATAACTTAGTTTTTGAAGCAAATTGTACTGCACGTCCGCGGATACGATTAACTTGCCGTTATCATCATTGAACAACTGTTTCCGATAGCTATTCTTCGTAATGTAGTTTTGAATGATTTTAGCCGTGTCAGTTTTCATAATTACGGCATAAGGCACAGAATCACCTTTTATTCGTATTGCATCGGGCTTTAAGGGTAATATTGGATTATTCGGTATCTCGGAATGGTACGGCGATAACTGTTCTGAATACAATGTATCAATAACTGTTTTTCCGGGTATCATCTTTACACTTGTTTTGACTTCAGACGTTTGTCTACCAATAAAGAATCCAATAAGCAGCAACGCGATGGCAACTGCTACTTTCCAGTATTTTTTAAGTGTTTCCATCGCTGTTCTCTTTTTGTGCAAATTGTGCAGTACCGGCAACAAAAGCGCATCCAGCAACTACATAACTAAGCGCAGTTATTAACATTGCATTCAAACTGAGAGACATTACAGCATTTGCCGAAATAACGGCTGCGCATGATACTCCTAACTTTAAAGCCAAATTTCTCAGTTTTTTGAAAAATGGCGGCAATTCGGTTTTTATTCTTGTCTTAGCTTCATTATAAAAGTCCAAAACATTTCGAACTAATTTTTTCATTATGCTACATTTTGAAAAGTTGATAATTTGCGGACATAGTTTCGTCATATGGAGTCCTACCCCACTTAATGGCCATTTCTTTGTATTTTGCACCATTGTAGATATAGGCCACAATTCCCCAGCATTTAGCCTTTAACGCAGCCAACAATTTTGCATCTGTCTGAATGAACCTGACGATTTGCCATATTTGCCGGTCGGTGCCTTTCTTTGCGTCATCCCACATTGCACCGACCGAAGCATATCCGAGTCTTTGCCAATGTTCACCCATTATTTGACCGAGACCAATGCTGGTAGCCTCCATTGCGGCATTAGCATTTTTTGCAAACGCATCGTTAAATGCTTTCCACTCAGCAGCCTGTCGTTCAACGCCATTAAGTGACCAAAGCCCGGATGGAGCATAAGGCGCCTCTTTTTTAAACCATATCGGTTCGAATTGAATGATGATTTTGCCGGTTTTCGGATCAAAGCCCTGACCGCCGGTTTCAGTCTGGATAAAGGCAAGTATCGAAGCGAGTTCTATATCGCCTCTGTACTTGTTTGCTGAATCAGTTATTTGCTTGTTCATTTTTTTTCTTTAGGTTAAAGAGATTTCTAAAATACCCAAGTCCTTGAAGCGTAGCAATATCATAGAGTAGTTCAATTGCGCTATTTCCCGGGAGTAATTGTTTGCCATTTTTTAGGATGTTAATAACATATGAGTAAGATACTATCACAGAAAACCACCGAACGCCATAATTGGATAGTATATTTTCACGAAGGTTGACGCTAACAGCAGATAATAAGAACATAAGGCCGAAATAATAGCACATCTGAATAATTGCATCAAAAGATTTTTTCATGCTAAACGAAGCATTATTCGCCCTAATATCTGTGACAAAACCGGTAATATAGTTTATTGTGAAACCTACCAGCAGGATAAAAAAAGCCTCTTTCATGGGGAGAAAGGTTGATACTATTCCGGTAATAATAAATTGAAAAATTTCTTTTATACAATTCCAAAAGCGAGCTATTATTTCATCCATGGCGTTTGCTTTAATAGATAATCACTAAATTTTTTCACTCTTCCGGGATATTTAATAGTTCACAATCCGCGCTTATTTGATCTTTTAAGGCTTTTCGCTCCGTAAGGAATGTTTTGTACGCGTCGATATATGAAGCGTCCAATATACCTGCATTGGCGGCATTAAAATCATTTATATACTTAGCTTCCTGATCTTTTCCCCATACTGCATTAAGGACGGCTTGTTTGATCTTGGAAGCCGTAACCATTCCTTCTATAATCACCTCATGGGCGGAGAAGCCCTGCGTTGTGATTCCGTTATGTTCGGCATTTGTTTCCTGCATGTTCCACCTGTATGCAGTTAATTGCTGTCCTACTGACTGCAACACATCGGGTTTTGTCGAAAATCCTGTTATCTTCATCTCAATATCGTTTTAAGTAAATGTTTTGAATCACTGTATTTTGCCCATCCAAACCAGCTGCATAGGCGTTGGTTGTATTCTTTATCGGATAGATTGACCTGTTTATTTAGCCGGGCCGCTGCTATGCAAAAATTCTTTTTAATGCGCTTCCGCATGGCCGTATGCCCATGGAAGAACACGAATCCGACATAATCAATTCCGCGAGAGTCCACTGGGAACACCTGATAATTCTCCTTTATGGTTAGTTTTAGATTTTCCGTTAAATACTGGTTAATGTTTATCAGCAGCCCATGAAGAAAAGCCTTATCCTTGTGCAGAAATACCATATCGTCAGCGTATCGGAAATAGTACTTTATCTTCAGTTGCTCCTTAATATAATGGTCAAAGTATGTAAGGTAAAGATTTGCAAAATACTGGCTCAAATAATTACCTATTGGCACTCCCGGCGCGCTATCAATGACACTGTCGAGCAATTGCAAGGTGTCTTTACACTTAATCTTTTTGCGAATTATATCTTTCAGTATGTCGTGGTCAATAGACGGATAATACTTTTTTATGTCAATCTTCAAACAATACTGTGTGTTGTCGACATCCTTCAAAGCTTCTTTGACCTTTACCATTGCCCCGTGAATGCCTCTATGCTTTACACAAGCGAATGTATCTGTTGTGAACGTTTTCACCCATATGGGCTCTAAAATATTCATTACGGCATGGTGCACGATCCTGTCGGGATAGTAAGGTAATCGAAAAATCAGTCGCTCCTTTGGTTCAAAGATCGTAAACGTATCGTATTCTGACGTTATGAAAGTCTTGTTTTTAAGTTGCTCATGCAAATTGAGAATGTTTTGATTTCGGTTCGCATCGTGGTGTATTACACCATAGGATCGTAACTTTCCTCTTCTGGCTTTTTTGTCTGCCAATTGCAAATTCTCTATTGATATTATTTTGTCATATAGATTACCGTAGCGTTTCATCTGCTTTGCTTTAATGTCCGGGGCTTTCGGTAACTCCTACTAACGCCTTTTATTGATGATGTCTTTTACCAAGAGGTAAGGTCGTTGCTTTTATTTTACTTAAGCATAGGTGAGAGCTGATATTCGCATTCGCATTCGAGGGCGCGACATTCGAATTCGAGTAAGTGAGCCCTGCATTAACGCCATTATTCGCATTACCACTGACGTATAGCAACCAACCTGTATATTTTTTGCGCCGCGCGTTTCGCCTATCGCTTTACGGAATAAAGCAAAGGCGAGAGCCGATACCCGCATACGCAGACGAGGGCGCGACACTCGAATCCGAGCAAGCGAGCCCCGCATCAACGCCATTACCCGCAGGACCACCGACGAGAAGGCCGTGTATGCCATCCCAGCTATTATCTGCATAATAGTAGTCGCAGAAGTATGTTGAGCTACTACCACCCACTGTATTGGGTAGAATATCGCCTTCGTTGTTATCTGGCGTCATATAAATTGGCGATACCATGTAACCGGATGAGTTCGGAAGTGAACCTCGAAGCTCATATCCATCTATTCCAGAGTCCGAGTAAGATTCAGGAGTTTTTGATACATACGCACTTGCAATACAGCTGGCCACTTTGATATTGACACCATCGACCCATTTCCAGATATGCCCAAATGGATTTTCAATGCCACGGTATCGATTTGGCGTAAGATTTACAACTCCGTTTGTAAAACTTGATTCCCCCGACCCATTACCTAAGAGGTTTGTTGCACCGCATGGTACAACCGGATTGTAGTTATTATACGCTCCCCAATCAGCCATTGTTGTAATTCCATTACCTAATCCGCCTGTAGCAAAACCATTGGCGTCTTTAGCGGAGACTGGAAGTTGACTATTAAACGTTGCATATTCAATGTAAAAAAGCCAGCAGACGTCTTTGTACAACGAATAGTCAAGGCAATTCCACCCGGTTGGGTTATCGAAGGATGCCCCTCGAAGCCGAGCCGCGTTCCGAAAAGCTGTACGAGACATATTCGTAACTGGCGTGCCGATCAGAGTTCTGTAAGATCCATCCCACGCACTCGTATTATCTCCGCCTCGGTAGTCGGCTGAAGTATTCATAACTGAGCACAGCTTTCCTGTAGATCTTTGTGTGGATGCTTCGTATGCAGATATGTATCTTTTTGGAGCGTGTTTGTATCCAGGCAGAGGAAGTTCCGAAATCATCCTCGAGATATTATTCCCCTGCCGAGAACTCTTGTAGTAGTGTTCTGGAATCTCCACCATCACTTGACCTTTCGACCCATCTAATAAAGACGCGTCGGACCACGATAATGATGGAAGATACATAGAAACGTTACCCGCATCATCAAGCAAACAGCCCCTCATTTTGCTCTGAATAGGCAAGGTTGCGCGCATAGAAGCATTTCCAGTGCTGGAAAAAGCATATACACCTCCTGTATCTATGGCCGTAGCACCATAAGCGTACAAGGCTTCGAGTATGTAAGTTGGAATATGAACCATCGGTATTACAGCCCCAAAACCAAGAGGCGCATAGCCGTTAGCAACTCCCTTCATGGACATGTTTTCAGGCGTGTAGCCCAGAGCAGCTTGCTTGCTATTCCAATTTGTCTGATCCGCAGTACTTGGAACGTAATACCCTGCATTTTGGCTTAAGACCCCGGTAGACTGATTATACGTTAGCGTCGGTACCGTATTGTTTATCGCTGCTCTTGCTCTCGCATCTGTATAGAATTTTTTTGTACCTTCCGATATATTATCGGTAGTACTGCAATCCGTGTTAGGCACGTTGCCTAAATTGATTTGCACTTTAGTTACTGAATGCGGATTATTAGTGTTTGTAAGATGCGCCAGCAGGTTAGATCCATTTGTCGAAATCCAGTTAACTGCGCTATCATAGGCTGCTTTTAGAGCAGTTGTCAGCCACCCTCGACCACTCGTCTCTGATATATCATTCGCCGTCAGATTCACGTCAGCCGTAAGATCTTGTCCATTTATCTTACGCGTATTTTGGACGTAACTAGAAAGATCTATCTTTTGTGTCTCGAGCTTTTGCGCGGTGGTTCCGTCCCACCAGTAGTCAGGAACGTCGGTAGCCCGAATAAGTAGATTGTCACCTATATTTAGAGTAGAGGCATTTGCTGGAATGGCCAACCAAGCATTCATCGCATCTACCGTGTCAAACACTCTCGCTTTACTCCTGCCTTCCGCGATAGATCGAGCGGCGTCTATGTTGGTCTGTAAGGTATTATCCGCAGCAGCTCTTGCATTCGTCTCATCAGTAATCCTTCCGGACAGAGCTTCGTCCGCAGTGGCCCTATCTGCTACTTCAGTCTCTAAAGCGGCTTGTATGGAGGAGTCCACAGTCTGACGAGTAGATGCTTCGTTGTCAATGTTGGTCTGTAACGTCTGATCTGCCTGCTGACGAGTAGATGCTTCGTTGTCAATGTCGGTCTGTAACGTCTGATCTGCCTGCTGACGAGTAGAAGCCTCATTTGTGAAATCCTGATTACTTGCTGAGTCAGTATTCTCCCTAGCTCGCGCTTTTTGCTCTGTCGATAGATTTTGAGCAGTATATAATACAGCTGGTTGGCTTTCCGCCCCGCCGCTACCCTGAACAAACACGAGTTCTATTACAAGGTCAGGAGACGCTGTGAGTTCTATGATAGTATCGGACATTAGCTTTCGTTTTTGGTAGTTATTCTGGAAAGGCTCCCTATTTGAATGCCCTCTTGCATATTGAATTTGCCGTCGGTAACATCCCCAGAAGTTTGAGCGATATTGATGTCTACGTTTATTGCTCCGGGTGCCATAATGCGCGTAGAACTTGAGTCTACAACTGCCTTGTACTCTGTTTCTGATACACGTACAAGTCGAGTATAACCTGTCGCAGTATCTTTGCTGAATCGAGCGATCACGCAGCCATCTGTGTATACATTAACGTGCAAAGCGGCCAAATTGTCTATGTTTAGTTTTGTCGTTTTTGCCGGATCCGTATAAATGACTATCGAGAAAGAAAAGTCATCACCCTGTCTTTTTGATATGCTGCTCATATTGAATTTTTTAAAAAAGGCGATGCCGAAACATCTCAACATCGCCTTTTATATTATTGCGTAGTCTTAGACTCCTGCGGTCTTATCAATGCAGTTGAAAACATTTTTAACATCTCCGAGAACATAGATAGGTACATTATAAGGGCGGGCTGTTTGCTTCCAAACGAGCGTCATGGACCATACTACTTCGCTGTCTACATCGTCTGAAACTTCGTCTTTGGCAACAGCAGACTGCAAGGTAGTTGTTCCTGCCCGGAGTTCTGACCCCGTAATAAAAGCGGGTACATAATCAGTTGCATTCTCTTCAATTGCATCATAAAAGGTCGCATTACCCTTATGGTTTGGGTCATTGATGACAACCGTGTGAGTCTTACCGATGGTCTTTTCCTTGACATCACCGAAACCGGTAGTGGTAATAGGCGCACCACCATCGTAGGTACCACGTACTTTCGGGAATGTCTTAATCAGACCGGCTTCTATCTGAGTTTCCCACCATGCTTTTGTTTCAATATTTTTAGTCGTAGCGGGAGTTACGACTGTTGCCAAAGCAGATAATAGCGACTTATGAATAAGCGCCGCTCCGCGTATACGTCCTTTCTCTGTATCTTCGCAAGGATCACAGATATAATCGGGGATTGTTCCACCGTTACAAGTCTTATAAGCTATAGCCATACTTTTTATTAATTAGAAGTTGTTATACATTCACGATCGAATATGTATTGTATTTTATAACGCACCGAAAAGAGAAACATAGAAGAAGGTATGTAGAAGGGTACGCCCTTAAATTCACTAGAAAAAACACTTACTGCGTCAAAATTGGATTGTACGAGTTTAGCTGCTTTGGGTATAGCCGGAATAATAATAGTTCGTTCAATATCCTCGGCGCGTTTACTGAAATAAACCGGGCGACCCCATGCGATCACAACTACTTCGGCTACTTCAACATCTTGATTAGAGTCGCCGTATCCCTTCACGGTAGAGTATGTTTTGCCAAGGAGCCTATGATAGCAACCAAAGAAATTATCATCGTCAATAAAAGGATAATCGCCTTCCCCTGTAAGATCTATTTCAGCTGGGTAAGTTTGACCCTCCTCTCCGAGGGGTTTGCTTACAATAGGATCACAAAGACCGTAGCATTTTGCTGCTATGCCAAGCTCTGAAGCTCTATGCTCGATAGCCTCGTTAATAGAACCGATAATATCACTTAATACTATTTTCGACATAGCTTTGTGCAATTGATTTGACAATCTCTTTTTCCTTTATGGAAAGAGCCCATATAGCTTTTTTGTATCGAATCTGATTCCACAATGCCTTGTCCAGATTCTTCCGATTAGAATAGCCTATCGCGTAGCCTCCTTCAATCTTCTGGACTTGCATGTCGCTTTCCATTTGTCTGGTAAGCGACAGAATTACCCGAGAATCTGTGCCCCTATTGAACTTGCGTCGTTTCTTCCCGATATTGGCCCCTTTAGAGTATCTACCAGCGGACGTTACAGCACCTTTCTTGTTTGTCTTTGAATCCGAGTAAGTTCCCGAACGATACTTTAGATAACTATCCGAGTATACCCCGATTTGCGATTCATCAGAAGCTTTGCCCTGCTGGTGAACTCGCACCTTAATCTCAGCCATTACATTAATAGCGGCATCTCGCACTATTTTGTCTTGGACTTCCTCTGAAAGGTTTCTTAGTTCTTCGGCAATATCCGAGCACACGCTTGTTAAACCTACCTCGATCATGGCGCCGTATATGTAACGGAGATAAAGCCGTTTGGTTCTACGGGCATAATCTTGGTTATATCTAAGCCTGATACAGCTTCTGACAGCTCTCTCATAAAGTCGTTGTCAAATTCCGCTTTTATTTCTCGGACTCTTCCGAGATCAAGTGTCGTTGTTCTATTTATGCGTTGTGACCCGAGAGCTTGAGAAAGCGTCTCGCTGCCGTATAGCAGCAAGAACGCTTCAGCTAACAGCTCTTTATTTTCGCATATCAATGATTCTACTGTTTCTCTATCATGTACCTTAAAGCATCTGTTTAATTCAGCAGTAAACTTCGTCCGAAAAGCACGTATGGTTCGACTTTCAACACCTTTCATCATGTCCTTGTAGGCTCCTTGCGCGGGAGCTATGCCATTTAAAAAGGCAACGGTTATAAGAGGAAGAGAGGTGAGGTACAGGCCTGAATCGCCTGTACTCTCATCGACTCCTACAAAACCGACTAAACAATCCAAAGTTTCTACCATTGAACTAATGCCTAAGTATTATCAAGTTGCCGGAACTTCCTTGGTATTAACAGGAGCTGCTGCAGTGTTTACAATGTTAGCGTTAATCGTATCACTCTCAACCGCGCCAATATAATGCAGAGCCCCATTAAAACCAGATAAGCGGTCAGTGGCAGCAAACATATCCGCTGGTGCATTAAACAAGCCATACGGTTTGCTCAGAGTGATTCCCCAGCCTCGGTCAGCAACCAAAGTGTTATTCGTATCGTACACTGGGCAATCGTGATACTTGAGCTGCGCGTCAAAAGTCAACGTGCTAAGTGTACCATTCGCCAGCTGTACAGGTACCGGAATGGTAAAGAAGATAGAGCCTCCTTTTACGCCTGCATAAGTGCCAACATTTTTGTTAAAGTCGACTAAGCCAACTAAGCCGGGAGCGAATATACCAAAGTGGTTAGCACCCCATTTTGAAATGGACCCAAGGTCGTTATAAACCTTAAGATTAGCTGCTCCGAATCCGTTGTTATCCAAACCGGTTTTTAAAGATTGAAGAGTGGTAAATGCTTGAATCGCGCCATTACCCACAATCAAAGGGCTTCCAACAGCTTCATTCATTTGGTAATCAAGCATCATTTTTACAATGCCGTCGCTCATCCGAGGAATGTTTCCAAAGTTCAAAGTATGGGCATTAGCATCGCCGTAGGCGATGTTCTTGCCGAACTTAGTAGCTTGCGCACTTAGCAAGTTAGAGTTCATCTTCTGAACCAAGGCATTCACTTTAATGACGATTGTCTCATAAAGGCCCATCATCAGAGGCGCGGCGGGAGTTCCAGCAGTTTGCGTTTGAGTAGCCTCGTCCTGATACTTCCGCATGTCTGCATCTGAGATGAAGATTCCTATTTTTGAAAAAAGAGGTCGGGTAATATCTGTTTCCTTCCACTCTGCCGTGATTGGAGTTTCGCAATCATCTACGTCAGTAGCTTGGCTTTCAAGTCCACGCTGTTGATAACGAACTTTCAAAGATTTATCCTGTCCGCTCTGTATTTGTGCCAAATTGCTAATCTGCAATGTGGTCGGGTTTTCGAGCAACATCTGCAAAAAACCTACAGGCGTCACCATATACTGAGGGTTGTTTAACCCCGAAATAGCCCCTATGTTGATTAAAAGGGCTTGTACAAAACCTACTAAATTCATTATTCAGTTTTTAAGTCAGCTATAGACGCTGCTATCGCGGCATCTACGCGCTGAGTGTTCTGTTGCCCTCCACCGGCAGGTATAGTTACCGGAGCTACGGGCGGGGTATTCGGGGGCGTGTTACCTCCGCTAACAGCCAACAGTTTCTTGTCGGCCAAAACCTTGTTGGTAAAGTCCTCAAAGGTTGTAGGTCGATTATCTTGATAAAAATCAAGATCAGGCGACCCGGCCTGCTTCAATTTAAGAACACCATTATCGCGAACAATCTTGGCGCCCGCTGATTGAAGAGTAGAATCCACGAGTGTTTTAGCGATAGAGGCATTTTCAGCAGCTGTCAAGTCTTTATTGGCATATGATTTACCTTTCAGAAGAGACTCTACACTTAAATTGATAAGCTCTTGAGAGTGTTTAGCTGTCAACTCGCCAAACTCTCTATCCTTGTCGCCTTTTAGAGCAACGATTTGAGAATTTAGCTGTTTAATTTGGGCTTCATACTCTTCTTTCTTTCCGGCATTTCCTTCTTCGCCCTTTTTCACTTTTAGAGTTTTGACGGCTTCTTTAAGCTGTTTGATCTTTCCATAAGTGTTTTTCTCGTTTTTAATCGAGGTTAAAACATCTTCATCAAGATCTAAGTCAGCAATAAGCTCGCTGTCAACACCATTTAAAGCTTGACTGAAAAAATGCGTTTTCAGAGAGGCGTTGTTTTTCGCACTTTCGAGCGACAATAAACCGCTATCCAGCGAAGACGCGAGATCGTCGCTAATATCACGATTTGCAAGTTCCGAGTTAGATAGCAAGGCGACTAACGCGGGATCGTTTTGCTTCCCAATTTTGGAAGCCTGTTTGGTTAAAAATTCCCCAAGGGTCATACGTATGTAGTTTAAAATTAATCCGGATAAACCTCTTTTACTTCGGCGATTGTTGCGGGTTCCACCGTGCAGCCTTTTTGCCTCTCATAAAAGGCTTTGTTAGCTACGGGAATTATGCTCGAAGCATCGCCCGACGTTACCTTTATGTAAAGGTCTGAGATTGCTTCGGAGCTCTCCATATCAGGAGCTGGTGTCTCAGGAGCTGGTGTCTCAGGAGCTGGTGTCTCAGGAGCTGGTGTCTCAGGAGCTGGTGTCTCAGGAGCTGGTTTTTTATTTGCCATAGGTCTAATTTTTTATTAAATTATCTTCTGATTGTGATTACAAATATAATCACAATGACAACTTGTATTACTTAATGACTGTTTGTTGTGATAATTTAACAAATTTATCTTTGATTGTTTTTGGAACAAGTGCCGAGGATACGGGTATGAACTGGTGCTGACAATTCCAGCCACCTCTATTTATTAGTAAATTGCTTGCTGTTGTATCATCAAACATGCCCTTAGGTAAGCCGTTATTACCAAGCTCACATTGGTGTTCGTCGATATGGCCCCGTATAAGATCGGCAAGCTCCGACTTGTGCACATACTCTTTATCAACTAGCAGCTTGCAAAATTCTCGACTGGTTGTCTTAAGGCTACCCGTGTAACGATACCACTCTACTTCTAAGTCAGCCGTTATAAGTTGCGTATGTTCGGCAGAAAAAGTACTTAGTGCATCAGTTACATACGTCTGCGCATAGCGAGTAAGTTCTCCAGGAGTATCGTTTGAACTCGTTATCTGATTCCGCAACGACTCTACGAGGTCGTCATACATACCCCCCGACGTCACAGAAGCCAAAAGGGTATTACGCAATTTCGATAGCACGTTTGCCTGATAGCCGTTACCCGCTAAATTATCGACGGTATTGCGTATGGCTACATCCGTGATAGCTTTCGATAAGGAGCTATCGGCACCCATTGCACTAAAGTAGCTGTTTTGCAGATTAGCCACTTCGCTAAAAGCTTTTGCAAAATCAGTAACGCTACTAAGGTAATCTTTAGAGACAACTACTTTTTTGAGCTGATCCTGCATCTCGATCACTTTCTTTATATTCGCAACTGTCGGCCTAACTTTGCCTGTTGAATCCGTATCGAGGTCCTTCACAAGGGAAAGCACCTTTCTGTAGATACCCATCTCGATTGCGGGGATTTTACGCATAAAGCTATCCGGCGCGTTTACAAGCTTCTCGAGCACTCTCTCTAATTCGGTCATTGCAGATTGTTTTGTATTTGTGAAACAACCGAATTTGCCGAAACTATCTCGGCAGCATATTCTGTGACTGTTTTCTTCTTATCCGAATACGGAAGCTTGAGAAAATCGTCTTTTTCAAGCATCGCTCTTTGCACGAACTGCCTTATATTGCAGCTCAGCACATAGTCTGCCTCCGTTACACCGCCTGCTGCCTTTATCGCAAGCTTTTCGTCATTAGAATAGCCGTACAGGGGGTCTAACTCATACACCGTCTCAAGCTCTTCAGCTTTAGCCGGATCGTAATTATATTTTTTATGCGCATACTCAAGCTCCATGAACTTACGAAGCACCGGGCTGACTTGTGCTGTTGTGGCAGTTTGTATCTCGGTCATGAGATATTGTGAGTTCAATAGATCGAATTGCTCCGGGACTTGTATTGAAGGTAGCATCTTATGTCGCTCTTCTGCGTTAGGGACAACTACCGAATAGCGGAGATCACATATCCAACGAACCTGATTATCGAGCATCCTGACAAGATCCTCCGCAATTGAGTTCACAAAGTTATTGAGCTCGTCACGATCGACAACTTTTGCTGTTCCGGACTGCGCAAGAGGCGTTTCAGCTAAAAATTCCATATTGATAGCCGATAAAGCATCAAACAAATGCTGTTTTACGCGTTCATCTTGCAGTTTGGCAATCGTTGTATCTTTAGATATATAGCCTATCGGGGGCGTTGGCATAACCTGATCTACACCAACTCGGCCCACATTAAGCAAATATTCACCATACGGAGATACCGATTTTATCGAGCCTATGCCATTACAGGTACCACACGTTTTTGTGCCACCCGTGTCATCTGGGGCGATGCCTGTACCTCGACATACAGGACATTCCGTGTTAGAATAAATGTATTTTTCGGAGTGTATATGCTGTACTATTTCCGCTTGTAGATCGCTATACTCGCGGGCGGCTTCATCAAGAGAAGGTACCATATCCGCTATCCGCGATCGGTACAGGGTGTCATTATTAAGCCGTTTGTAGAACAGTCCCCCAACACGTCCGGCGGGTATGTACCCAAGATTGTGTGGATATACATAGGACAAACCTAAATCACCAGCATTGGACGTCTGCTTATAGCATATAAGCAACGTGTCTGTTATGATATAGTAGATGTCGCCTTGGTAGGTCTTACGACCACCGGGAGAAGTATATGTGTTTTTGTCTGCGCTCATTAACACAACGTACTCACCCTCCGAGATATTCACCACTCTTTTTGAGGGGAACACCATTATCTCAGGTTTTATGTATGTGCTAGGATCGGATGGCAGCTCAGGCACTATCGCTGCATAATAAGCATTGGGATCTACCAAATATTGCTTTAGCAATTCCGAAAAGGTGAAATTAGTTAGTGACGATAAAATGGGATAGCTTTCTTCACAATACTTCTCTAAACTTTCTTCCGGAGCTATCGATGAAGGTACTTCGGGATAAGATATGTTCCAATCTTGAGATCTTCTTATTTTTTGCAAAGAGGTCATTACCTTTCCAATCGTATGCTGAGTTTTTGGCACGTATATCTTTTTCCGATAGGCTTTTATCTCTTCGGGTTCGTTTGGACGCCTATCGTCTATAAGCTTAGCAGGCATTCGTCCCTCGCTATGCACTTTTAATTTCTCGGCGATTTCTACAGTTAGTGCGTAATTAGCATGTTGCGTACGAACGATGTTACGTATAAAATCTATCTTCAAAGACCCATCAGGGTTAAAGTTTTCTGGTTTAATCATTTGCCTTTAGATTATAAGCGTTGTTTGATTATGTATTGCTCTTGCACTTCAAAAGTGGCAGTAGCCGTATTATCTTCTTCATTTTTCCCATCCCAGTCTATTTTATAGTCACCCGTTTCTGACATCTCAAAACCATTAATTCGTAACAATCCGTGCATAAGTGCTAACTGGAACTTTGAATGCTGGTCAAAGGTCATGAAATCGGTTGTGCCACTATACTTTTGCCGTTTTGTCTTAAATGGAAAATTTATACGACCATTGCCGTCGATATATGACTCAGACTCGCTAACCGGCTGCGGAGATTTAACAATAATCGGTAGCCGAATACTGTTTAGCTTGGCTTTATCGTCTTCAAAGGGAAAGTTATCTGTAGATGCCCCCCAATATTCTACCAATGAAGTATTTACGGATAGCGCATCATAGACAAATAGATTAGAGTAGTAGACTTCTTCGCTTTCTTCTTCTACAAATCCAAGGCAAAAGCAATCGCCAGAAGCAAGGATTTTAGATAAATCCACGCTGAGTCGAACCCACTCGTGGCTCTTTATAAAAGACTCTGAGTGAATAGACATCATCGTAGAGTCATATACTCTGATCTCTTTGGTTGATCCAGACAAATAAAAAGCTATGTCGCCCGATTGCTGTACAGGCAGCATCGCGCAAGCGCATGCCTGCGGTGTCTCGCATAGCTGAATAAACGAGTGTTGTGGTGTTGTTATCATTCTAATCTAAAAATCCAGTTAACGCCCATATAAGGGTTCATAATCGAAAACATTTTACCTGATCCTACAGAGGATGTTTTACCATGCGTAGGATCACCCCAGTTGCCATAAAGCTTATAGGCATTATTATCATCTCCTGAGACATCGCCAGTAGCTTGAATGGCTATAATGAAGTTTGGGTCATTCGCGAGTATCCCTCCACCGCTTTTACCTTCTTTGTTCACGACCGTTTTGTGAAAGTGCTCTGGTATTTCATCTGCCGTAGGGGTGTGATCCATTGAACCTCCTTTAACTCCTAACGCTACTTTCGTTCCAGCTTGTACCGGTGAACTGCCCTGATCCATGACCGGACAATTGAATGTAGTAGATCCGTCTCCTGCACCATATTTAGTACCCCATAGGGCAAATAGTAAAGGGCATCCGGTTCTTGATAGCTCACCCCCGTCGAAGAAATGAAAACCTTCAGGCGTAGTAGATCCCCAGTAAGGGAATCCGAGCCCTTCGGGTAGATACATTTTAGTAATTAGCGCATCATTTACAGACCTGTGATCTGCTGCGGATAGTCCTCCAATCTTTTTAGAAGGAAGTAACGCGGCTATTGCCGCTCTGAATTGTAGTAGACTCATACGTATTGGTTATAATCTGTTCCGTAATCTTCCTTTGCATAATCGCCATCATCTAGTATCTCTCCGCATATAGAACGCTTCCAGCTTTCTCCGATGGCCTCGTTACGTGTGCTATCATGCGCGGGTACAAGCGTAAAAGTTGCTTTGCTTGTTTTACGAGTGTATTTGAGCTCAAGTAAATAGCACTTTTCTCCATCTACCATTATAGCACCGTATGGATTAGCTTTTATCGCTGCATATTCGTCTTTAGTAATAGTATAGCCTTCTATAGCTATCTTCTCCGGCTTTAGCAAAACACTAGAGCTTTGCATAACTCCACTTTCTTCGATGACAGCCCCCGTATCAGAGCAGGCGGCTATTGTGCTATCATAGATAGCCGCTTTGCACTTTGCTTTATAGTTACAAGTACCAGATGTGAATTTGGCATATTCTATCGAGTTTTTAGCAAAGGAAAATAATCGGTTTAGCCATCTGCTTGCATTACGTACTGGCGATATGCGTGCATTGTATAGAGATGCCGGAGATAGTATGCTTCCTTCGTGATCGGTTACGCCTCTGTCAAGTGAATAGGAACCGGTTGCTTTATCGACTTTCAAGCACATTACGAAAACGTCATTATCGTAGGCCCAGTTGCTTGACGATCCGGTCTGTCGGCGTGTGTATTCGATAGCATAAGAGTCCGCTACAAATTCGCTAATCTGTTCAAAAGCAGAATCCACCAATTTTAGTCGTGTGGCATAAGTTCTTTCGGACATAAACGAATCAAGACCATTTATTCCTGACGTTTCATATTTTTTATAGCCAAAAGAAAATCGACTGTATAGCTCTTTAGGATTTACTGTACGGATAACAGAGGGCGCGTTATTTATGTCTAGCAATACCTCGTCTTTGTAGAACCAATACCACGGTTCTACGCGAACATACCGGTTTTCGCCCTCTGTAACAAAACCCCATCCCAGATTATCTATGGGGGATAGGCCCCTAAGCATGTCGAGAAAAGATAAGCTTAAATAGGGCTCGGTGCCATCAGTAAGTTTAGCACTACGGATCTTGAGGCCCGACGTTATTGCTTTAAGAGCGCCACCACCAAAAGTGTCGGCGGCATTCACATCGCTATCTGGACGTCCATACCATGAGCTTTTAATTGTTATGGCATTATTTGTTATACTTTCAGCTATTCTTGATAGAACCTCATGTATCATATTTACCCTTGCACTCGTATCCGCACATATCGAAGTTGCTTCTATAGAGAAGTGTGAGTCTCTCGATGTGTTTACCGCTACATCGTACACATACTTTTGAATAGACGTGTGCGTGGTACTAACTAGAAAACTCAGGTACATCTCCTTTATTCCTTCCGCCGTCAGTTCTACCTCTCCAGTATCGAAATCAAAAGAAGCCGAATCGGCTTTTGGTATATTGACAGGACTTCCTGTCCAAAGTATATCTGAGGCGTGCGAGACCTGTGAAGACATAAGGGCTATCGAAGCCGTTCTTTGCTGAATATCACCAACTACCCCCGTAATAGTTATTCGGCCCTTCCATCTAAATTTTATGCTATAGTTAGTCTCCGCGCATGATAAAAGAGAAGTATCAGTAAGATTCCAAAGAGGTGACATGTCCGTAAACTGGAGATCTCCAGAGGGCAGATATTCAGTAGCTACCGACGGCGGTATTGATAGATAGGACGTACCAAAGTCGGTAAGTATATCGTTGTAAAAACCAAGGCAAATTCGAGCGTAGAATATCGTTTTTTCGGTACCCATAAAAGATCCAGCAGATTCTCCTGTTTGATCCTCTGTAGGTTTTGCGCTACTTTTTGCAAAGACCGCCATGCCCTGCATATCGAGACTTTTATCGAGATGCGAGTAGTTCGGTAGGCTTGTTACCCCGTCAAACGCAGTCAAAGCGTTAATATTCACATCCTGCTCGATGCGATTATTGAAAAGTGTCTGAGCCCCTATTTGTGCAACCTTTACCGAGACATAAGAGTATTGAACTCGACCATCAGAGTATGTAGATAGATCAATTTGTCCTTCATACTCGACGGAACCGTCATTTTCCACGCTGAAAGTAACTTCGCTATCAACATCTACGTCGTATGCCTCTCTTAATACCGCTAACGACTTATCGTCATAGAACTTTAAGGTAAGGTCAGAGTACTCGGTACTAATGCCGTGGTAAGTGTCATTGCGTGTTAAAGTCATGTCGAGACCATCGTAGCCTATTGGCTCAGCATCTATCTCAGTCTTCGTATCGTTATATGTGAGAAAATATCTAAGCATTACCTACATACTTTTTATTCAGATAGCGAGTTGTAGCATTGCCGTCCTGTACTGTTACGCCAGAATGGTCTACGCGTATATTCACGGGCCTTTGCGTGGCCGGTTGAATCTGAATATTTCCTTTTATTTGCCTTCCAATTTCTAATGCTAATCTTTTATAATCTATAGAGTCTTGCTTGCTTTCCGCTATTGTCCTCTTACTTATATAGGGTAGTTGCGGAATGCCGAAGAACTTCATATCGCCTATTAATTGCTGGGTTTTCCATGCAGGTATGACGCTTGCGCCATCGGTTAGATGTACAGTCGATCGTCCGGGGTAGTATACTAGTTCGCCCCCTGCTTCTCCGACTTCGGCATCTTCGGCTTTGCCCCCTTTACGACCTTTTGCATACTTAGGCAAAGGCTTCTTTTCTATAGCCAATTCCTGCGCGAGAAAAGTAGCTCCCAAAAATATCGTCTGGGCTAATTTAACAGGCCATATAACATGTGGCTGAGCCCACACACTCGCAATAGCTTCAGCTTTTGATATACCCAGATTAAAAAGAGCCTCGTCTTTTTGCTGTTGCGCTTGCTTGCGTTTTAATGCAAGAAGCTTTGCATCGTATTGCTGCTGAGTAACGAGCTTTAATTCACTATTCTTCTTTGCTGCTTCTGCATCGGTTGTGTAATAATGCTGAAAATCATCGACAGCCTGCTGAGCCTCATTAGAAGCTGTGGAAAAAATTGATTCAGATATTCCACTTACACTCTCCTCAAAGCTATTGATTAATAGGCCCTGTATTTCCTTGGCTTTATCCGCTGCTCGTTGAGTTTCTGCCACGGTATTATCAGCAATTGCCTTGTCAGTCGTTGCTCTACGTAACTGGTAATCTTTATCGTTCTTGTCTCTTCCGAGATATTCGACTTCTAAATCTGTAGACTGCTTATTAAGAAAGGACTTTGTGATCTCATACTCTTGCTGACTAAAATCGACAGTATTCTTATGTTGCAACTTATATGCAGCTAATTGTGCGTCGAGCTCATACTGATACATTTGTTCGTCGAAAGACAGCATATCAGCTACATATCGCCGGTGGTCATCTATTATTTGCCGTTCTGAATTGGCCCGTATCTCTTCGATCTTAGAGGCCAATTCGGTAGCGCTTGTTATCGATTGCTGCGCTGCGGATATATCAAGCTGCTCCTGCTTGCGTACCTCTTCTTCCTTCAACGTAAGTTCTTGCAATGTTTCCTGCCTTACATAGCTTAGTCTGGCTTTTATAATTGAAAGCTGAGAATTTAAGTCACTATTGACCCTCTTGAATACATACTCTCGGGATAAATCATAAATCTCTTTTTGGTAGTTGGTCTCTATAAGAGTCTTCTTTGTAGCGGTTAGCTGGTATTCGGATAGATCTATCTCCTGCTGCTTGGCAAGAGCTTTCTTTTTCAGATCGAATTCGGTTTCACTACCTGATAATGAAAGGGCAAGCTTTGCTTCGATCAAATTCTTCTCTGCGCTTAATTCGATAATTCGATATGCGTTACGTGCTTGCGCTATATCTTTATCTGCCTGAGCATTTATTTTTTTTCGTTCGCCCTCAGTAAGCTCAACATTTACTAAATCTACCCGGCGCTTTTCTTGAATTGCGGCTATCTGGGCTGCAAGTTCTTCCGCTGTTTCCTTTTTAGCTACGATAAGCCTCTCTTCGGCATTAGCAACAGCACTTTTATTAGCCCGGTCGCGTGCAATCTTATCTTGCTGATTTTGAAAAGTGGCAATATCGTCAGAGGCTTTTTGAAGTCCTGTTTTAGCATCAAAGCCAAGTTGGAAAGCTTCTTTCTTGTTATCTAATTTGCTTTGTGCCAATTTAATTGCATCGTCGACATCAACAGGAAGCAATTTGCCATTACCCCTTATATCGAACATGACAGAATTCGTTCCCAACGCCTTTGCGGCATTAAGGTTATGCACTTGCTCGGTGAGTGCTAATACAGCATTTGCATTTTTATCTATGTCTTTAATCTCTTGCGCATAGCGGCCCGCCATCTCAGACGCATCCTGCTTTTGCTGCTGTAATAGCTTTGCCCGGACTGCTGCCTGTTCTGCTTCCGATCCACCACGTGCAGCTATCAGGTCGATCTCTTGCTGTAAAGCATCTGTACGCACTTTAGCGGAGGACTTATATATCTCGTCTTGTTCTTTAAGCGCGTCAAGTCCTTCCTTCACGGCTTCATTCAGCGCGATTTGCGTTTCAGCGGCTTTCTTGTTGCCGTTACTGAAAAGTAGCAAAGCGCCTACGACGGTAATAAGCAAAGAGGCAAGAAGTACATATGGATTTGCTTTCGCAACAAGATTAAGCACTCTCTGAGCCACCGTAGCCCCTATTGTTGAGCTTGTTTGCAGTCGAGTGGCCGCAGTTAGGGCTCTGGTCTGAATAGCAGACACGGCTCCCATAATTGCACTTTCCTTTTGCAGCTCATTGAGCGTTTGAGTAAGCCCCATGGAGATGGCCATAGCTGACTGAAGCTTGACCATCTGCTCCTGCATATCTTTGTCTTCACTTCCAAAGAGCTGCTGAGCGCCAGTTAGCGCAGTGTAAGCTCCCGTGACAGCATTAAGCCCCGACGCAACCGTGTCGAAAACACGTGTATCGCTTCCAAGTTTTTTAACCTGCTCGTTTACATCGCCCTGTATATCATTGAGCTCTCCTGCTTTTCTTAAGAGACCTTCGTACTTATCTGCGTATTCCCCGGTAGTCTGACCGAGCACTTGCATAGTTTTGATCTCGTTAAGGGTCTCTCGTTGCAATGTGCGAAAAGATTTAGTAGCAGCTTCAGCAATAGGCGCTACCGATGCGTCTTTTTGCGCTTCTGAAAGTTCCTCTATAGACTGGCGCGTTGTTTTAAGAGTCCCTCGTATTTTGTCGACCGATTTACCATATTTGTCTTGTGCTGCGGCTGCTTCTGTAGCATTACGCGCATTGAATAGGTCTACATTGCGTTGCTTTTCCAGTTCTTTCAGTTGACGAGTAAGAACTTTTTCTTTATCGATAAGTAGGTCGAATCGTTGCGCCGCTTCATCTAAACCCGCATTATCTACTTTGGGCTTTATGGGATTTGTCGATAGCTTTTTTTGAGCCTCGGTTACGTCGGCTATTGATTTTCGCGTGCTGTCTAATTCGGCTTTTGTGGCTTTTACGGCTTTAGCATATTTATCCTGCGCTATCGTAGCTTCGTTTGCATTCTTAGCCCCGAACATATCGACATTCTTTTGCTTTTCGATCTCTTGCAACTGCCTAACAAGCACTTTTTCCTTATCGGCTAACAGGTCGAACTTCTGGGCGGCTTCATCGAGTCCACCAGTATCGGTTTTGAAAGTGATAAGGTTATTTAATCCACTCATTTTTTCTTTTTCGGTTTAAGTGCTTTATTCAGTTGGAAGAAGAAGTCATATATGGTGAGGTCCCGTGTATCGGTCTTCACGAGGTACCGCCAATCCTCAAAGCCATCTATGACTTTTTGGAGATGGAGGCTGATAAACGATCCGAATGTATCTTGTTGAGCTCCATCTGCACCTTGGAATATTCGTTTAAATCGAAATCGACACTCTCCAAGTAGGGTACTAACTCCTTCAACGGCTTCTGCAAAAAAAAATCTGCGGTACCCTTATGCTGTTTCCAGAAGTCTATTTTCTTTGCGCAATAGTCCATCTCATAAATAGCCGGATTCTCTTTGCCATCAAAGTAGACAATAGATGCAAGCTTATACATCAGATCGGTATCGAGGACAAGATTCAGGCGCTCAGCCATCTGCTCATTGAGCTGATTAATCTTGTAGATGTCAATGCTCTTGGCCCGTAGCAACTCGCGCACCACCTCTACATGCTTCTCGAGATATTCTCGACTACATCGCATACGAGCCTCTTCGTATATGGCTAAAGCCATTAGCCCACGCTCACAGGGGATGTTGAATACATCGGCATGGCGATAGTACTGCACACCAGCAATTTCAAAAGCCGGTTCGATAATGTATTTTTGTGTCGGAAATACCTTCTTAGGATCTTTCGCATAGCGGGCATTGTGGATATGCCTTTTAAGGGCTTTAATCAAGTGCATATAAACTTAGTTTTTGGAGTAGTTCATCAGGCACCCCTTGAACGAAGAGAACACCTTCTCTTCGTATCTGAAAGCCCCTGTTTTTGGTTAGTATATCGATCCCAGGATGATCTTTGTGTCTCCAATACCAAGGAGACCCCGTACAAGAACACCCCGTACGATAATGCTCCCATCCTTTATTTTGTAATACTTCTCGCATCGGCTGTATAGACTATTGCGTTTCGATAATCGAAGTTTATGCGCTTTCCCAGCTTGTTATAGCAAGTTTTTGGAAGACCCATTTTATCGTTATTGTCTCTGTTCCACTTACGCAAAGTAGCTCTATCTGCTACTGTAAACTTTCGACCAACCTGCACAACATATTGCGTGATTCCCGTATGCTGATAATCGGCTATTGCGTCTTGAATTGCATCTGCTTTTCGTGCTTCAAACAAAAACCTCTTAACGCGAGATATGGGCCAAAGCAGCCAGATAAAGAGCCAGTAGATTATACGCGCAAGTGTTTTCATTCAAACGGAAGTATTGAGGCGATTAGGCCTGATATTAAAACATTTATCCCGCATACGGTAAATAGCAAATTGACTACATTTACGTCAAAAGCTGGAACAAAGAGCGGATAAAGCAGTAGCGTCCAGAAACTCGACATACAGATCAAACAGCCGAATAGCGGCTTGACAAAGTACCGGGCGAGCTCAGTGGCTTTGGCCGGATCGCCATTGTGCCGTAATAACAATAAGGCTATATGCGTTTGTATCCAACGCGCCGGTTTGCTGAATATCATGCCGCGCCAAGTCGTTGCATAAATAGCCGTTATGACGAGGCTAAGCTTCAGAGATAGGAGTAAGGTTGTCATCCTGCTCTACTGGTTTTGGTACAAACTTGATACAACCGAAATTAGCGCTCGTGCGAAGACGCGATCCTGAAGTATGCACGTCTGCTCTCGTGTCTATTGCGCGGCAATTGTTAAAAGCCTCTTCGTGAGAGGGCCAATGCTCGCAATTGCTACATGTTTTCTTAGTTGTTGCCATGTTTTATAAATTTATATAAGTATCTGTTAATGAAGTATCTGAATCCGTCTAAGGCATCAGCCTGTTGAGTTGGATCTTTACGATTCTCTTTGATTATCTTACCCTCTGGGCTCATGCGGACAAACTTGCAGTCGTCTATCAACTTAGAAGACTTCACAGGATCCATCTCTACGGAATAATGCTCTAACACCGCATTGACAAGCACCTGATTGTCTTCAAGGTTCGGATTAGCAGTCATTATCTGCATTGCCGATCGCGAAAGCTTTAACTTCTGCTGAATGACATCGAAGTTATTCAGGTTATCCGGATTCAAAGTACTATGGCCCCTACCGGCGGCATCTCCTGTAACTAAGAAAACAGCATTCGGATACTTCGACAGGATAACATCGCACATCCGATAGGTGTTCGAGTTCTCAAGCTGAATGACCTCTATGACTTTTACGCTATTGCCATACCACTGTATGACATTGCAGCTAACCGGATTGTGGTTAAAGTCGAACGACAAATAGGTGATCTGTTTAGGATCCCACGCAACGCTTTTAACATGCCTCTTCTCATCGAACGCATAACAGAACTTATCCGCTGCATTAGCAAAGGGTATTCCGTAATAAAGCTCTAGGAATATACCTGTTGGCAAAGTGCGTTTTGCCTCTTCGATCACTTCGCGCTTAAGGACGCCCGCATCTACCGCATCATCTGCTGTTATCCGAAAGTAGGCCCATCCGGGCTTATTGCCACTTTCGGCTTCCCGGGCAAGCTTATACACCCAGTTGTTCGTTCCCTTCACGTTACCGATTATTCGGCAAAGACCAGCTGTAGCGGTGAGCGTCGAGAAAACGGCAAACCACGAGTCTTCTTTCATTCGCGTTGCCTCGTCTAGGACTGCCGCTCTGACGTCCTCACCGTACAAGCTATCCGGGTTGTCCCCTCCTTTGAAAAAGATCGTTGCTCCTGTTCGGAGCGTTATGGTTAGTTCGCTTTCATTCGCTGTATAGAATTCCTTCGGGTTTATGAATCGCTTCATGCGCCTGAAGGCTATCTTTGCCGTCGTGTATGTCGGTGCTACCCACCAGTAGTTATCGCCGTCTTTGCCCTTCAGAGCCTGTTCAAAGAGCCAAACAATACAACCGACCGTCTTACCTGCTTTCGTGGTCGCCTCGACGATTACAAACCGCTTCTCACAGTTTATGAACTCAACCTGCTTTGCGTAATTGCGTATCTTCTCCGGTCGTCTGTACTTGAACTTCATTAGCCTATATCCAGTTCTACCTCGGTCTCTTGAATCTGCGCTTTTAGCTCTTTCTTCTCGGCAAGGCCCAACTTGCTCATAACGATGTTGGAGTTAAATATGCCCGTAGTGCCATAGGTAAAATGCTGCTCATCGATTATCTGCCTTATACGCGCACAGACACCGAAATATGTTTCGTAACCTTCAACTTTTGAATAATTGGTAAATGTGTCTACGCTAATATCCAGACTGTTACAAAGTCCCTCTATCGAATAAGGCCTCTCTATATCAATGTAGACTACTTCGGGATCCTTACCGCGATAATCCATCTTTTGAACAGGACTTTTATTCGATTCCTCAAAATATTCGCACGCACCATTCCAAAGCTGCTTTGGAGTAAGCTTCTTCGGTTTTAGCGGATTTCCCCACTTCTCATGTCCTTTCGGTGCTGGCATTTTTTAGTATGATTAATCAGATGACAAATGTAATCACAATGACAATCGGTATTACTTTGTGACTGTTTGTTGTGATAATTTAACATACTTCTCGACCCTTACAAGTCACGCGGAATTTAACCCAAGGAGCCCCATTTCGGAACAAAATTACTTGCTCTATGGCTTGTTGGTAGGTTAGATCCGAGTAACCCTTCTTAACAACCCAGTACTCGCTCTGCGGGTCTATTAGCTGTTCGATTTTATGGTTTCCTGCTCTACCTGTTTCATCGGTAGATAGCTTGATGATTCTTTTAGTTGCCATGATTTTATGAATTTATGAATTTAAGATTTGTACTTTTTAATTCTGGCCTTAATTGCACTGAGTAAGGCATCTTGCTTTTCGGCTTTCCCCGCTAAAGCGGCCATTACATCCTGATCTATCGTTTTAGAGGCTATCAGGTGATAAACTATAACCGGCATTTGCTGGCCCTGCCTATGGAGTCTGGCATTTGCTTGCTGATAAAGCTCAAGGCTCCAATTCAAACTAAACCAAATTACAATATGCCCCCCTGCCTGTAAATTAAGCCCGTGTCCGGCGCTCGCGGGGTGCGCCAAAAGCACTTGTATTTTGCCTGCATTCCAGTCTGCTATATCTTCCGAGGTTTTAAGCTCACGGGGTTTGTAGGCTTTTAGCCTCTTAATCATTCGGCTCGCATCGTGCTTGAAGGAATAAAAGATCAAAACCGATTGACCGTTTGCCGACTCTATAAGTTCTTCAATAGCTTCAAGTTTTGCATCATGGATCTCCCTAACCTCCCGATTTTCGTTGTATATGGCCCCGTTCGCATATTGCAGCAACTTGGTCGAAAGCGCCGCTGCATTAACCGCTGAAATCTCCTCGCTATTGGCGAGCTCTAAAATTCGATCACGCTCAAATTCTTCGTAAGCAGCTTGCTCCTTTGCATCGAGATGCACGGTTATTTGCTCATCGATGCGTTTTGGTAGTGTCAGATAGTCGTCAGCCTTCATGCTCACACAGATGTCACCTATGCGCTCGTAAATGGCCTTCTCGGAATCATCCCGTATTTTGTAGTCATAAACAATCGCTCCGTTGCGTCGCCCAGGAGTAAAGTATTTCTCACGATAACCTGTGATTGTCTTTCCGAGTCTTTGGCCTTGATCCAACAAATAGACCTGCGGCCAAAGATCAATTAGCCCGTTAGGCGTCGGCGTTCCGGTTAGTCCTACCAAGCGTTTTACCAAAGGCCGGACCATGCGAAGCGACTTAAAGCGAATAGACTTCGACGACTTGAAGCTTGAAAGCTCATCGATCACCACCATATCGAATGGAAATGCCGATTGATATAAACCAACAAGCCAAGCCACGTTTTCTCGGTTGGTCACGTAGATATCGGCTTTTTCAGCAAGTGCTTTTTTACGTTGCTTTTCGGATCCAAGCACTAATGAAAGTCGAAGGTGCCTTAAGTGGTCCCACTTGTTTGTCTCGGTAATCCACGTATCTTCGGCCACTCTCTTAGGCGCTACGACTAAAACCTTCTTCACCTCGAAAGTATCATTCATCAATCGGTCAACAGCGGTAAGCGTTGAGACTGTTTTTCCCAGCCCCATGTCTAAAAACAGCCCGCTGCCGGGATTATCCAAAATATGCTGTATGGCATAGTTCTGATAGGGGTACGGCTTAAATTCCATCGTTTATAAGTTTTTGAAAGGTGTCTAAGCCTTCCTGTGAGTCTATGACAAAAGCCTGAAAGCCTAAGGCCGTTAATTTCTTCATAGCTTGTATCTGCACAGCACTCGGATTTTTGCTGGTTGTCTTTAGCTCGACGAAGTAAGTCATGCCCCCGGGAAGCAATACAAGCCTGTCAGGCATTCCGGTATAAAATGGTGAAGCCCATTTCAATGCTAACCCGCCTCTTCGCTTTACCATCTCACGCAGCTTTTTTTCTATTAATTTCTCGTTCATGATTTTCTTTATTGACCACCAAGTACACCAGCATCTCGCGCGCACGTAAGGAGCATATACGATTAGGGGCGTTTTGCGCCTAATTTTGCCTCATGTATTACCTAATACCTATTTACTCTTAAATTATAATTATTAGTGTACTAAGTGTCTATTTAATGATAGCTATATTGTTTTTTAAGCTGTTAGCTATGACACTAACCCTGTTTTTTATAGTGTCAATCGACACTAACTTAGTGTCCAACCGACACCAATATGCGACACCAATATTCTGGTGTCGGTCGTATTTTATACTCTGTAGAATATTTTTTGGCGCCCGTAAGGCTTCATCTCTACCGTATTATCGCCCGATCTTTTCCACCCATCAAGCCCTATTAGTATCTCCGTTATCTCGTTTGAGCTCCTGCGATCAAGTGCCGATTTATCCTTGACTAAGCACTCGCACCATACCTCTGCCACACATACACGCGTACGTCTTACGGTGCCTACAGGCATAAGTTCCTCGCCATTTAAAAAGGCTCTGCGTTTGTACAGATCGTATTCTTTCCAGTCTTCCGGTAAAAGCTTCTCGAGGTAGTCGGTTATGAAGCCTTCCCGCGCATCTCGTTCCGAGTGCCTTGCTTGTGCCTCTTGTGCCGACTTAGCTATATCCTTCGTAAGATAAAGGGGTTCTCCTTTGCTAAATAGCTGCATTGCCTCCGCCCAAAGTTGGTCTACCTCGTATTCTACCAAGTCGTCAAATACGTTCTTGGTACTTCGGGAAAGGTCTACTTCTACCGGCCAGAACCGGCGATTACCTGTAGCGTCCTTCAAGAAATTGTCGTTATTGGTAGTACCTACAAATACACACTGACGCTTAAAAAAGCTTTTCTCTTCGGCATAGGCCAATCGGCACTGATCCTCTTGTCTCGAGACATAGCTCTTTATTTCGTTAACGTCTCTCTTGGATAGCCCTGCGAGTTCGCCCATCTCTATGATCCAGTTACCGAACAGCTGTTCTACGTCCTCTTTTGTGCCTTTGAGGTAGAAGTTATCGGAGAACCAGCCCCTATCGAATCTCCCAATCTTTGCCAAAATGGAGCTCTTAAAGGTTCCCTGTTCTCCGACCAGCACCGGCACATAGTCCCATTTTATGCCCGGCTTCATTATCCGGGCCACAGCGGCAACAAGGAACTTGCGCGTAACGGCTCTTGTGTAGTCGTTGTCCTCAGCTCCGAGGTAGTCGATAAATAGCGTTTCGGCTCTTTGCGCCCCATCCCAGCTCAATGACTGTAAATACTTTCGCACGGGGTGATACTTGCGCTTGTCAAACACGACACGCATAGCCCGTTTTAGATTGCTTTCATTTGAGATGTCGTACAGCTTTTCGAGGTATATAAACAGATTGGCATTGTCGCTGTCGTCCCAGGCGCGCAGGTCTGATCTATCGCGCCATGGTAGCGGCTTAAGAACCTCTTTGGTATTTGCAAATTCATTGTGGGCAAGTCCTTTCAGCCACGGGTCATTATCGAGAATAAGCAGGTGGTTGTTAGCTGTTGCAAGTACATTACCTTTACGGTCTATGTCGAGCTTTTCCTTCCAGCTGTCATCGGCCTCTTCGTTGTCTTCGGGCTCCGATAGGCCTTCAAAGTCGCTTTGAGCGGCCTCTTGACGTTCTCGAGATAGCAGCCTACGCACATCGGTATCACCCGTTGCGCGGTCTAGCATTGCTAGATAAGAAGGCAGCTTATTACTCGGAGTGTCTTCTTTAGCGTCTTCGTCCTGTAGTCCGAACAGGTGAAGGCGCACAAGGTCGAAGGCGTTACAGAGCTTACCGCTTGCAGGGTCTGTCCCGTGGTGGCTATATGCGTATTTGTCATCATAGACGACAAGACCAGCGGCTGTGCTCCCCTGCTTGAAGGTGTATCTGTTCTCTACGTCGCAGGCCTCATATACGTCGTTTAGGTATTTCTCGATCACTTCGTCAATAGAGTATGTGCGGCAGAAGGCACCGACAACGCCCGGCTTTGCCAGTGGATCGCCTTGCTTCTTTATCTCTCGGCGTACGGCTTCACCGGCTCTCTCGCTGACTGGCCACTCTGATGCGTCTTGCCAGTTGCGGTAAGAGGCTAAAACTTCATCGGCTTTGATCCAAGGGCCGTCTTGGTACTCGAAGACGTATTCCGCGTCCTTGGCCGTCGATGGCCAGTACATAAGCCTCTCCGGCTCGAAAGTCGTGTCATCGAAAGCATTTATATCGAGATCACCGGCTATGCGCCGAGCAATGGCCACGTACTCGTCTGGCATTACCGGGCGATCCAGCGGCAGGATAAGTCGTAGTCGAGGGCTATCCGGTGAGTGCTTATGCGTAGAATACAGAGCAGCGGCGTTACCGTATAGCATCTTAAAGTCTTCCCAGATGTCGCCTTTAACGAAGTCGAGATCGAGAGTTATCATTGACCGGCTGACGATGTTCCCGCTCTTGCGGCGACCGTTGTTAACGTAACCACCTACAAACCCCCCGATGTCTTTGATTTCCGCCTGCCGGGTCTTTTTCTCCCCCATGTAGGTAGCAAGAGTCTCGGCTGTTCGTGTCGTATTGGAGATTCGGACTAAGAAGTCTGACCACTGCACCTCTTTGTTGCGCCAGTGCGTTTCTTTGCGGCTGCGGCCTGTGGCGATTGAGAGTTCGCCGTCGTGTGTTAGTTGATTGGTTGGCATAATGGCTATCTAAAATCTTTCGAGTGTATTATATTGAGCTTCTTTGTCTCTATTTCATTTCCAAGTCTATCGGTTATCATAAATTCGCGATACATGGAAATCCCGAATAGCTTTTTATAAGATCGAATCACTTTTTTAAAATCGGATTCTTTTACTATCACACCGGATGTAGTAATTCCGCTCATGCCTGAATGATAATATGCTATAATAATTTCTTTCGGAGTAAACATCAAAGGCCGTAGCTGCCAGGGGTATAAAAGGTTGTCAGAGCCATCGATTATTACAAAATCTTCTGATATATCCTTACATATCCTATCGTAGGTAGCTATAAAAGGCTCATTTCCGAGATAGTTTCCACCTGCTAATTCGGGCATATTTGAATTTCTATACGTCTTTATTTTTTCTAAACCTTTTGTCATATTTCGGCCCTCCTTAATCTGTTTTCAAGTTTGTGTTCTTCTACGAATCCCGCCCAAGTGGCGTCTTGTATCTCTTTTATTGTGTCTATTTGCCTCACCGGTCGGTCGACGATTATCTGCTTACGAAGCAATATCGCTACCATGAGCTCGATCCGTGCGCCTCTGCTATCGTGCCAGTCGTACAGCATGACGATAGTTTTACAGGATAATAGCTGCCAAACATCAGCGATCATGTAGCAGAGCCACGAAGGACGACCAAACAAGGGCTTTATGTAAATCGGGTTTACAACCTTAAAGCCGTGGCGTTCATACTTTCGCTGAGCAGCTTTGAACTTCTCCTGATAGCTTGGTGTAGGTAGTCCGGTGATTTTGCCGGATAAGTATAGTTTAGCGTTCATAGCCTATCCGAGAATAAGTATCTTTTTAAGAGAGCTGAACTGAGTACTTAAAGCATCATCACTGTATTGAATGGTAACCACCACCGACATTTCCTCGTCTTTGACTATCTTATCAATTTCTAAGGCGTCTTCTAAATTGGCTTCGTCAATAAGATAAAGTTCGGTTTTATCTCGAAGTACTCCATTTAGAAACTGATTAGCTGATAGCTCTATAACTTTGTCGTATCTGGCTATATTCGCTATTTTGTCGAGGATAGTAGTTTTCCCCGAACCTTGTTTTCCTATAATTAAAAAAGCTGTTTTCATAATCTCAATCCTTTCTATAATAATTAGTTAAATATCCGTCTGCTCTAAGTAATAGTCCAGGCGCCCAGCTTATAGGCTCACCCATTATGTCGCACATTCTCTTCAGACTCTTGTCGGCCCCCATGATAGGCACTTCGGCAATGTTCTCATCGTGAATGTGCATAACGATCGGAAAACCGGCTTTGTCGAGCTTAAGCATCCCATGGGCTAAGCAGTCCCGGGCTATAGCCTGCACGAGGTTCTCGGTCAGTTTGCCTCCGTAGGTGTCTGTTAGTCGCCATTGCTTTGTGGTCTGATCCATTCCCTGATATTGCAGCTGTGGGCTATATTTCCCTTGCTTTAATGTCGGCTTCCAATATGTCAGCTTACGACCATTCGGCAGATTGGCGTAGAGGCAATCGCCTGTTCCGGTGAACGAAACTCCATGCGCTACCGGCACCGTGGTACCTTCGTCGAAAGCTCTCACTGCCGCATCTTCCACCTTTCGCCATAACTTCTTTATGGCAGGATTAGCCAAGCGCCACGCATCGACGATGCCTTGTAATTCGTCCTCGGGAATACCCATCTTAATAGCGCCCATTGTCACCATCGCTCCAACTCCGCCCTGATAGCCTAAAGCCAGCTCTGCGATTTTGCCTTTCTGCCGAAGGTGTCCGTTCTCGCCATGCTTCACCACGGGGACTTTGAACATCATAGAGGCAGAAGCGCAGTAGATGTCACCTCCTTGCTCGAACACTTCGAGCCGCCACTTCTCGTTTGCCAGCCATGCTATCACGCGGGCTTCGATTGCCGAGAAGTCGGCGACTGCGAAAGTATGTTCGGGTTTTGCTATGAACGCTGTACGAATAAGCTGAGATAGCACGTCAGGCACGTTGCCGTAGAGCATCTCAAGCATTGCTGCGTCGTTGTCTTTGACCAGCCCTCGGGCAAGATCTAAATCTTCTATATGGTTTTGCGGTAAGTTTTGCACTTGCACGAGTCGACCGGCCCAGCGGCCTGTGCGGTTAGCCCCGTAGAACTGTAATAGGCCTCGTACACGGTCATCCTCGCATACTGCCTTTATCATCGTGTCGTATTTCTTCACAGAGGTTTTGGAGAGCTCCTGACGTATGCGGAGAAGTCGCTTAACCTCGTTGCTTTGTGTGCGTCCGATCAGAGCAGGCATATCGCCCTTATTTAGGCTCTCAACCTCTTCGCCGGTCTTGCCTTCGATCCAGTCTTTAAGTTGTGATACGCTGTTCGGGTTGTCAAGTCCCGTGATCCGTACAGCTTCAGCTGTTAGCTTCTCTCGGTAGTCTGCATCGATGCTGATAGCGTTCTCGATCATCAGAGTATCAAGTAATACGCCACGGTCATTAATCTCCTGATCGAGCTTGTAGATGGCTCTTTCGGCTTGTGGTATTTGGAAGAACGAAAGACGACGGCGGATGTCCCGTTCTACCTCCACGTCTCTTTTACAGTAGGTTTTGAAAAGTTCCCATTTGTCGAGGTCGTGTCTTGGTAAGTTGCGGGTTCTACCGCCGTTCGCTTTCGTCGGTTTGCAGGGTTTAGAGAAGTAGTTTATCAGGGCTTTACCTGCGGCCATTTTTTGATTCTCAAGGCCGAGCACTTTGCCTACGGCATCGAGTGAAAGAGGCAAGCCACAGTTTGCAGCTTTTATCATTGTGCAGTCCCAGCGTTCTATGCCTATCGGTTGACCGTAGAACTTAGAGATACAGACTCTTTCAAAGTTGGCATTATGAGCTGTCAGGGTAATATCGTCAAACCACGTGAGCGCATCGGCTACGTCGTCCGGTAGCTTTTCGCCCTGTGCCACGTCAACTATCTGCACAAGCTGATCGTCAAAGGCATAGGCAAAGAGTAGTATCTCAAAGTCCGGTGATTCGACGTACTTGTAAAGTCCGGCTTTTGTGATGTCAACGGACGAGTAAGTTTCTATGTCGATTGCAAGTGTAGGCATCAGTAGAGTAGTTTATAAAATTCTCTTTCGTCTTCGGATAAGCTCAGCGTATGGTCGCTTTCAATCGTCACATGCACATCGAATAGCTTTTCAATCTCTGCGGCTCTATCGGCGGCTACGGGCGTTGTAAATATGGTAAAACCTCTATCGAGTAGTTGCTGAAAGCTAACTCGCAAAGCGCCTTCGTGGACGTGTTTGGCTATTTTATTCACGTCGTTTATCAGCTTTTTATCTTTTGGGTCTTTTATTTTCGAGGTATCTGGTTCTTCGCCCTTTGCTATCAAATTAATACTACGCGATATTTCTTCGTGGTTTTTGCCCATCACCTTTTCGGGGTTTTCAAGTATAACCGGTTGTTTTATCATGTCTTCGTGGGCTTCTGTGTTAACTATGTGGCATCCGGGATTTTCAAAGGCTTTCGCAAAATCATTAAAGCGTTCTTCAGCTTGCTTCATGGTTTGAAGGTTATCAACCACCATCCAGTTTGCTATGTTCTGACCAAAGACAGGCCATTCGTCGGGGTTAAAGATCTTATCAAGAGAGGACTGTAATGACTCGAGATCTTTGCAGTAAGTGGCGCGATACTCTTTCTTCTTAATTCTAGCAATGCCCTCGAATTGCAATAAGACAACCGTGACCCCGTTTATTTTTCTCGATTTAAGTACTTTGTAAGTAGGTGTCATCAGTATGTAACTTTAAGTCGTTCTTTAATATAACCTCTTTGGATATACAGCTTTCTGGCACTTTGCAGCCATGAGAACTTACCGCATTCGAGCTCGATAGTATTGCCCGAAGGGCTATTGTATATCAGCTTTCCAGTTGTCGGCCTCTGTTTATTCCAGCCGTTCAGCTCGTACACTTTTGCTTTAGCCTCTTCTTGCGTTAAGGCTTTGTCATCGAGTTTGGTGCCATCCGGTTTGTAAACGTAGAACCAGATTCCGCGGCGTTCGTAGCTGTATATTGCGTTCATGGCCTTATTGATAGATTATGGATTTCTTGAAAGCATCCGTGCAGAATAGCAAATAATGCAAGTAAGCCGATCGCGTACACGAACATCTTGGCAAGAAGTGGTATTTGTTCGTCATTTTTTTTGGTCTTCTGATCGTAGTAAAGATCGGTCTCGTCCTTAAAAGCTTGTTCTTTCATGTCATGATTAAACTCGTGCCACTGTTGCTGTATTCTTTTGAAAATTGCCATAGCTTTGTAGTTTTATCGGTTAATTAGTGGAGCGGTTGGATCGAACCTATACGCCATTTTTCAGCGTCGCGCTCCTAAGCTTTTAATTCGCAAATTGTAGAAAATATATCTCTATGCGTATTTGGCGAGTTCTTCGGTTATCGCCTTTATCGGAAGTGTAACAGCCGTTTCTGTTTCAGATAGAAACCAGTCGGGCAAGTAAGGAAGCGCTTGAGAAAAATCGGCTTTTATGCGTTTAAGGGTCTTCAAGCTGCACAGAGTTGTTTCGATACTGGCTTTCAGAGCTCTTTGTTCATTCTGCATTTTTTCAAGCTTGTTAAATGCTGTTTTTATCGCTTCGTAGGTCTCTCTTGGTACAGAGGTATTAAACGAATATTCATTGTTAGGCAGATTCTCTCCGATCCCTATATATATAGGATCGAGCCCCTCAGTACTCAGATATGCACTCGAACAAGATCTACAATAGCGGGGATATTTCTCATAAAAAGTCACTACCTCTTCGGGTATTGTTTTTTTTACAGCTTCGTAAGCTTTTGTATTTACATCGGTTCTAAGTTGATCTATCTTTAAACCAATTGTCGCCTTGATTATGGCCGATGCAACCTCGCTGGCTAATTGTTTCGTCATTGATTTCATAGGAATATTTTTTGTTTGTGATTATAAGAAACAAGCGCCTTTTACAGCAATAACCTCCTTATGGTTAAAAATTAATTGGGCGCTTGTTTCAAGTTTTCTCTTTAGATTAATTGGTTTAGAGCAGGTCGTCTTCATCCTCGGCAGTCGCGAAAGCCTTAAAGTCTTCTTCTGCTGAGCTCCTTCCGCTTAAAGCGTCACCCTCTTTTACTTTTTGAAGGTTGTTGAGACCACAGGCAATACCCTTATTGCCTGCCTTATCAAACAAGTAGAAGCTGATCGAAGCACGGCCATAGCAGCCCGAGTAGAATTCATCTGCACTGATGATAGGTTTCACATTCTTATCAACAACTCCGGGCTTTGACTTTGAGGAAGCCGAAAGAAATACGCTGTTCGCGTAGGTTTCATCGTCTTCTTTTTCTTCGTCGCCGTCGCGCAAAGGAATTTTAAACTTGGCGGGTAACTTGCCGTTTTTCGTCTTGTATTCCTCTTTTAAGGCGTTGATAGCCTTCTCGATCTCAGCGATAGTCTTCTTGTCGCTCTTCGGAATAATCAGCGAAACGCTATATTTTTTATCGCCGCCCTCCTCTATGGACTGAGGCTCAAACACGTGTGCGTAACTAAATCGCACGATTCCTGTAACTACTTTTGTCGATTCCATTTTATTTAATTATTAATCGGTTCAAAATCTTTTGCTGCTGAGTTCCACTCAGGTCTTTTGTCCGCTACAGGCGCAAGAGTGGGTTTGCCCTGTGGTTTTACGATGAGAGAGTCGCACAGTGCGACGAGGTTCTTTTTACCGATGGCCTTTTCCATTGCGGTGATGCCGAGCAACTTCTTTTCGTAGATTATTGCGTCTTCATAGCCTGCTTCTCTGAGCGTATCTGCTATCGCGTCTTGGTCTGAGTAGACTCTTACGCTTCGTCCTTCAACGAGCTTCCATCCGGGCCAATCCTTGCCATTTTCTACAGCCTCCGTTAAGGCGTAGTCCTGTATGGCTGAGATCCACTTCGTAAACTGATCGGAGCGGGTTAGGATGTCAGCTATCTCGGCATCGGTAAGCAAGGGGCTCTGCTTAAAGTCATATTTTGCGAGCTCAAGGTTCTTTTCAGCCAATGCACGGCATTGCGCCTTAGCTCTACAAAACCGGCAATGGTCGCCTGCGACAAATTCGCCTTCACCATCGAAAGCCAATTTAGCTTTCGGCATAAGTTCTTCTTTGCCCCAGCTTTCAAGTTCTTCTACCGGCATCTCAAAAGCCGAAATGTTATCTAAGCGAGGCTGGTAAATAGTCATGCGTACAGTACTCACGCCGTATAGGAACCCGAAGGCCTCTAAAGCACCAAGCGCATAAAGCATCATTTGCTTATTGTTATCGCAGCTTACCGGAACGCCTTTACCGTATTTAAGATCGATAATATGCAGCACGTCATCGGCGATAATAACCGCGTCACCGGTGCCAAAACCTTCAGGAACATACTTCGTTAAATCGAGCTGCTCTTCTATTCGCAATTCGGCATCTGGTGTATGCGCTTTGGCGGCATTAAATTGTTCAATTACGAAATTGGCGTAGTCTTGTGCGTAGACATCTAACTCAGAAGAGTAAAATAAGTTAGCCTTAAGACTCTCAAAAGGAGCGTCAAAAGCGTCAAGGTCTACGCCATTTTTACTCTTCAAGTAAAATTCTCCGATGGCATGCGCCAATGTTCCTTCTTTAGCGGCGTCGCTTGTGCTATCTGGAAACTCGGCTTCGAGCCTTGCCGATGGGGTGCAAGCTAACCAGCGGCTTGCACCCGAGGGCGATAGTATTGCGTGGTCGGTAGGCATTACGCTGCTTTTATCTTGGTTACGAAATCAGCATACTTAGACTCATCGAGGGCTGTCACACTCGCAGCACCGAAAGCATTAAGAGCCGCCCGAATTGCATCAGCGCCTTTCTCGTCCTTAACCTCTTTTGCAATTGCTCGTACTTCCTCGATAGTATACTTCTTAGCTGTTGGTTCCGGTGCGGGTCCAGAGCTCGCAGGCAATTCTTCTTGCTCGGCCACCGGGGCCTGCTTCGATTCCGCCTTGGGGGCTCTTTTCTTCACATTTTCGAGAGGTTTAGAAGCTTCGGATAGGTTAGAAACTTCTGAGTTACTTTGCGTTGCGGCATTTTCAAGTGATTTGAAACCGCTAAACATAGGGGCAATGGCCTCCAAGGCTTTTAACAGAGTGTCATCTGCTGAAAGCTTTACATTGATTGTAAATTCAGACATTTGATTAAAAAATTAAAGGGTTATCTAATCCTTCTTGCAGTTTCCAGCTTGTCTATAAGCCGGAGTTCTATAAGTGAGTAAGTTTTTTTTGAGTTAGCGCCTGCTCCTGAGCTCTTGCAGTCTATCAGTTTTCGTTTTATCCAGCCCTTTACGCGAGCCTCTCCAAATATCGAGTATGCTTCTCTTTGCGATATGCTATCGCGGGTGATACCCAATCGGTTAAGAACTGTTTGTGCTCCTAGCTCCGCCATTTCAAGCATAGAGTCTTTTTCTTCAATCGTAAGAGCTCCCATATTGTCGGCGTTTAGAGAGTATAGATACGGTCGTAAGTGTTGGAACAATTGCGCCAAAAAATCCAGCGACGCAATACTGAGGAGCTCCTAAGTACATTTGTTTGTGCCATCCTACCAGATAGACCAAAGTAATTACGGCTCCGATGAGTAGGGCTAAAACTATTATTGTGCGCTTTGTTTTCATACGTGTAAAAATATGTTTTTGTCTATCGCGTAGCGTTGAAATTCGGCTAACGAATGGACACCGGTTTTTCTTAAGCTGTTTTTTCGATGATTAGCTACAGTTACCATGGATATAAAAAGTTTATCGGCTATTTCGGCGTCAGTTAGCCCGGAACACTGTAATTTCATCACCTCTGCTTCTCTTTCTGAAAGAGCATGTTGGAAATGAGGGTTGCAAATAACACCGTCAAATTTGCATTCGCCCCTAAGTGGGCACTTAACAAATTCAAAGTGCAGGTCTTTCCCGTCAAAATCTACCACGTTATCGAAACTTCCAAAGTTGCATTTTATAAATCTTCTTACGCCTAAGAACTTGAAATACGAAACGTTTAGTAAACTGCTTCTATAGACCTCTTGCAAAGCAGCATGAGCCTGAGAGTAGAATTCCTCTATAAGCTTATCGAAAGAGATAACAAACGCTTTATCCGCATTTGGCGATAGCTCATGCGTGCCAGTTTCAGTTTTAACGGATACCTCACCTTCTGGGGTAGTGTAAAATTCGTAAATCATATAGCTGGAAATAGCTGATCTTCGGGGATGCTAAAGTGTTCTGACAAAACGCTTTTTGTTAGTGCATCCGGCTGCTGAGCGCCACTTAGCCACATTCGTACAGTACCGGGAGCCTTTCGTGTTAGAGCCGCAATTTTATTAATCCATTCCTCTTTAGGACTTATTTTTGTAGATCGACCCGGCTGTTCGTCGTATATCTGCTTAAAAGTTTTATTTTTCATACTTCAGTCTTTATTTTTTAGGCCTTTGCTTTCTAATCGGGGCTTTCGGATAATCCTACTAACCCCTTTTGAAATTGTTATTTTTTGCCAAGCGGCAAGGTCTCTACGTTTTTTTATCGTTGCATAGGTGAGAGCTGCTACCAGCATTGGAGTTCGAGTTATTACAATTCGTATTGTTAAAGCGGAACTGAGCCGGAGAGCCCAAAAGCAGACAGCCTAATTTTAATCTTATTTTGATTGCATATCGCGAAATACAGCAGTGAATTTTTTGCCAACTGCTTTTGCTAAATCGTCATTTTTTAGCGAAAGGCGAGAGCCGCTACCAGCAGCGGAGAGCGAGTGATCACAACCCGTACCGTTAAAGCGGAACCGAGCCGAAGAGCCCTCTGTAGTAAAATAGGGATAATAGCGCCCTACGTTTTCGTTAAATAGATCAAGACGCTCGCCTTCGTTAAAAGCTTCGCAAATAACTACGGCTTGATAAGTTGATTTGAAAAAGTCGCGTAAGTCCTCCGGAACATCACTAAATTGCGGAATTGCTGGTCGACCTGTTTCTTCGAGACAATCTTCGAAAGTATCAATACAATCGATTATGTTCCTTTTAAAAAACTCTTTCCCGAACGTTTCGATTAAAATCTCTTTGAGTTCTGATGCGGCTGTCGGGTAAAGCCTTCTCGCTGTTTTTGGATCAATTTGTAAGTTTGCCATGATGAATTTGTTTTAGTCCGAACGGATCATTTTTTCATCTTTCTGATTGTTCGGCATTGTTTCTGATTGTTTTATTCTTTACCTTTGCTTCATATATAATTTATTCACGTTGCAAATATACAGTACGCACAAGCAATATGCAAGTAATACGCAAATAAAATGACGTTAAAAAAGCATAATGCTTGCATATTGCTCGAAATTAAGCAAATATATGCCAGCTTCCGATAAACTAAAAGTTCTTTTAGAGAAAAAAGGTATATCCTCTTATGAATTAGCGCAAAGATCGGGGATTAGCGAATCGACACTTAGCCGATTTCTGAACGGCTATACACAAAAGCTCAGTATAAAAACCAAGGAATTACTTGCAAATTGTTTGAATGTTCCGAAAGAGTACTTTGATTTTTCGGATGTTTCCGAGGAGTTAGTTAGTATCGACGGAAATCAAATACCGGTTATGCAGGTTCCTTTAGTATCTCAATACGCCTATGCCGGATATTTGAGCGGGTTTGCAGATTCCCTGTATGTAGAGAAGTTGCCGAAAGTTCCTTTTATTGTAGATTCTTCAAATCACAAGGGGCGATATATTTGCTTTGAAGTTAAAGGCGATTCGATGAATGACGGGACAGAGCAAAGTATACTTGAGGGGGATAGGCTTTTGTGCAGAGAGTTGAAAAGGGATCTTTGGAAGGACAAATTGCATTATAAAAAATATGATTTTGTAATAGTGCATCGAACGGAGGGAATCCTTATTAAAAGAGTAGTGGCCCACGATACTGAACTTTGTCAGATAACCTTACACTCTTTAAATGACATGTACGACGATTTTGTAATAAAACTGAACGACGTTGCCCAACTATTCAATGTTATAGAGATTAATCGGCCGAGAAGAAGATAATACCTATTTAATTTTAAAAAAACTATGGAAAATAAAGATCAAGTTAGTGTACCTTTTCTTATTAAAGGAACTTCAGTGATAATTGCTCTTGCGGCTGTTGTCGCGGGAGGGTATTATGCTACAAATGATGCGTTACTTATTGGATCTGGCCTGATAGTTTTCGGGTTGTTTCAAATGCCCTTTAGTTTTGGCTTTGCGATAGTTGTTGAGAATTCGATAGAATCGAAGGAAAAAACGAGAACACGATAAAAAGAAAAGAGGTCTTATGAGATACATACTATTATTGCTTATTTGCTTAATCACGGCGCCTTCTTTTTCTCAATTTAAAGCCGGATTAACCCTCGATGCGCTATTTCCAAAATCGCAAAGCGTAGAAGGCGCTACCGAGGTGGAATCAGATTTAGGCTATAAAGTCGGAGTTTTGGCATCATATCAGATTTGTTCTTTTATATCTTTGAATTCGGGAATGACAACCGGTCAGATAGGTAGGAGATACAGCATAGGCGTGATTGGTATAAATGGAAGGACCAAAAAGACAGCCGTCGATTGTAGATATAATATCATTGGAATTCCGGCATATATTGAGGTATCAGACTATACTAAGAATCTTTCCCCTTTTTTCGATTTTGGAATCGAAAAGCAGTTTGCGACAGAAGCTGGTTATTCATCAAATCAGACATGCTATCTGGGGGCTTTTGGGCTATTAAAACGCGCTGGATCTGTTGATCTCAGATTTGCAATAAAATATACCGCGGATGCTAAAGGAAAGGATAGCAGTCTTGGGATAAACTATTTCGGTTTAGGTTTTAGTTTTCTGTACCGCTTTAAACACAATTGAATATGTCCGCACAAAGCATTGAGGTAAAAAAGCGATTTGTTAGGTCCTATGAGGAGCTGCGCTATCACGGCTATGTGAAGTATAAAAAAGACTTCTGTGAGGCGGTAGGATTTGGCGTAAGTAACTTTATACGCCTTGAGAAATCGGATAACTACGAGCCTGGCATAGATAACCTTCTTCGACTATGTACTGTATACCCCGTATCTACAGATTGGCTTTTGTGGGGAAAGGGGGAATGCGTTATTAAACTGCTACATCATCAGGTCTAAATAGTCGAGTACCTCTCGGTTTGCTTTGTCAATAATAGACCAATCCTTCTCTACGTAGTGATCGGTTGACTTCATGTCCTCATCGACGTGATTAAGCGCGAAATGCACGTCGTATTTATTAACCCCAACTTTGTTACGTGCAATACTGGCCCACGTGTGCCGGGCGGTATATGGCACTAAATGTCGGTTGCCTATTAGCTGCCTTGCCTCAATTTCTGACATACCTTTCGTTATTTCTTTTTGCACTTGCTTTAGCCCTTTTTCAATTGCTGCGCTAAAGGTATTCGCATTTGAGTAGTATTGATAGAAACAGAATACACGTTTACCCGTTTTGTCTCTGTACTTATCAATGATTCCTTGCACTTCTGGTTCTATGCGTATGCTGATTTTAGCCCCATCTCTACGTCGATTTTTTGTCTTTTGCCTGTTGTAAGTTATCCGGTTGTCGGACATCTCCGTACAGCTATAAAGATCAGCAGTATTCATCCCGACAAGGCAGAACGATAAGATAAATACGTCTTTGGCAAGATTGAACCTGTTTTGGCCCCAGTCGCAAGATGTTCGGTCGGGTAGGTCATATACCGTCTTCACGGCTTCCGGCGTTGTCGGGTGGGGGTCTTCTCCGGGAGATGCCGGTAGGTCAATAAAATCGAATGGCGATTGTGCAGGAAATAAATCAATATCAGCCCGAAACTCTTTTCTTGCTCGGTTATAGATAGCTTTGAGCGTGGCAAGATACAGCGAAGGTGCTCTCTTTTTGGTTTTGTGTGAATCTATAAAGCCCTCTATTATCTTCGACGATAGCGTTTTGGTATCAAAACTTTCCCGGCCTACATATTTTTGAAAGGCATTGATAGCAACGAGATAAGTACTTGCATTCCCTGCGTGGCCCTTTGATTTAAGCTTGTCAGCTACTTCGCGACCATAAGCTATAAAGTCAAAGCCTTTCGATCTATCGCGCTTAGAAAATATCAAAATTCGGGAAAGTTCAGTGCATGTAAGGGTGGGTAGTTCTTCTGCTATTTCATTGCATTGTTTTCGGTAGTTTTTTATAATATCACGTGTGGTATCGAGAACGGTTTCATCTTTTATTTGCTTTTTGTCGTCAAGATCGGAATCGTCTACACTTATAAAAGTAGGAAGGTAATGCACCTTTCGGAAGTGTGTGAGACGAATAAACACGGCGCACGTGTTGTCTCTTCGCTTTTTTTTGGGTAGTATGACGGCTTTAAAAGAGGGCATCGGAAAAACTATGGTAAAACAACTACCGCAAAAATACGTATAAATTGCGGATTTTGCGGTAAAAAATAAGCCCCACGGCTTAAAAAGCTATGGGGCTAAGTGTTTATGTGCTAATTAAATTACTGGTAATTAGTGTGGTAGTCCCGCCGAGAATCGAACTCGGATCTAAAGTTTAGGAAACTTTCGTTCTATCCATTGAACTACAGGACCGCAGAAAGCCGGAGCAAAAATACAACTATTCTCGAATAATTTCAACTGCTCATGTAAGGAAAAAGCGCAAACGTCATTTGACCTTTGCGCTTTTTTGTGGTGCCACCAGGAATCGAACCGGGGACACAAGGATTTTCAGTCCTTTGCTCTACCAACTGAGCTATGGCACCATCTCTGTTTTGCGGATGCAAAGGTAGGAAAAATCACCGAACAAGCCAAATTATTTTTCAATTTTTTTCGTTGGTGTTGACTGACAATAAATTATAAAAAGGGGATTGCGGCTCGGTTGTCCTATTTTGTTGTTTTATGAGATGGCGAGGCGAATGAATTTCTTTCACAGCCTCGCCATCTCGCAATATCTTATTTTGTCGTCTGTTTTAGTAAGCTCTGGCAAATACCACGCGTTGTGCCGACGGTTTGCCGGTCACCATGCAGACACCCGGAGTTTTATCGCCTTCGAGCGGAATGCAGCGGATGGTTGCCTTGGTATCGGCTTTGATCTTCTCTTCTGTTTCGGTAGTACCGTCCCAATGGCAGAGCAGGAAGCCTCCTTTTTCGATCTCGATCTTGAATTCGTCGTAGCTGTTCACTTCGCGGGTCACGGAGGTGCGATAGTTGAATGCTTTGGTATAGATGTTTTCCTGAATGATATCTAGCAGTTCTTTGATATGCTGTTCGATATTTTCGATCGAGCGGGTCTCTTTGGTCAGGGTGTCGCGGCGGGCAATTTCAATCGTGCCGTTCTCCAGGTCGCGGGCGCCGAGAGCCAACCGAACGGGAACCCCCTTCAGTTCATATTCGGCAAATTTCCATCCCGGTTTTTTATTGTCACTGTTATCATATTTTACGCTTACGCCCAAACCTCTCAGTTTCGCAACCAGTTCGGCTACTTTAGCATCTATTTGGTTTAACTGCTCTTCGTTGCGATAAATAGGAATAATAACTACCTGATAAGGAGCGAGTTTTGGAGGTAAAACCAAGCCATTGTCATCGGAATGACACATGATAAGTCCGCCGATTAAACGGGTAGAGACGCCCCATGAAGTTGCCCATACGTAATCGCGTGTTCCCTCTTTCGAGGCAAACGTAACGTCGAAGGCTTTCGCAAAGTTTTGGCCCAGGAAGTGTGAAGTCCCGGCCTGCAAGGCTTTTCCGTCCTGCATTAATGCTTCGATACAGAAAGTCTCGACAGCTCCGGCAAAACGTTCGTTGGCCGATTTGATGCCTTTTACGACAGGCATGGCCATGAAGTTTTCGGCAAAAGTGGCGTATACGTCCAGCATCTGACGGGTCTCGGTCAGCGCTTCGGCTTCGGTAGCGTGGGCAGTGTGTCCTTCCTGCCAGAGGAATTCGGCAGTACGGAGGAAGAGGCGGGTACGCATCTCCCAGCGAACCACGTTGGCCCATTGGTTGATAAGGATAGGTAGGTCGCGATGCGATTGAATCCAGTTTTTATAGGTGTTCCAGATAATGGTTTCGGAGGTAGGGCGAATAATCAGTTCTTCTTCGAGCTTGGCGGCAGGGTCAACCACAACGCCTTTCCCGTCAGGGCTTGCTTTGAGACGATAGTGTGTTACAACGGCGCATTCTTTGGCAAAACCTTCCACATGATCGGCCTCCTTGCTTAAAAACGATTTTGGGATCAAAAGAGGAAAGTAAGCATTCTCGTGTCCTGTCTCCTTGAACATGCGGTCGAGTTCGGCCTGCATTTTTTCCCAAATGGCATAACCATAAGGTTTTATAACCATACAACCGCGAACGGCTGAGTTTTCAGCCAGATCGGCCTTAATTACCAGATCCTGATACCATTGCGAATAATCAACGCTTCGTGAAGTGAGTTCTTTTAATTCTGCCAT